ATCATGTACATTGTTGAATCATCAAATAGACGGTCAAAGTCAAATGTTAACATGATTTTCTGAACTGTTGAGTCAGTTGCAAACATGAATGTAGGGTTCCATGATTGGTTATCTACAGGGATTGGATACAAATATCCACCTACTTTTGAACCAATTAAGTTGCCTGTAACATCAACAACATACACTCCGAAGTTCACACAACGACCTGCTTTCATTTTTCCTAACAAGGTTGGAGTTGAATCCTCACCCCATAACTCACCAGAAAATGATCTTTTACCTTCTCTTAAGAATGCCATACGTCCAGAGTTAGCCTCCTCAAATTGAGACTCAGCCTTTGGAAGTTCTACATTCTCAAATGCCGGCAAAGGAAACCATCTCTTTGATGCATCTGTCTCATTGATTAAACTGTTCCATGTTGGAAGAGGAGCAGATAAATCTATCCCGTTCAATGTTCCATCATTGGCTGTCAATGGAACCATTATTAATTTACTTGTTACGCTCTGAATAGGAACGCACCCTGGTCTCCCTGTGTTGCCAAGACCAGCATTACAATTACATCCTGCCATAATTTCTATTTTTTAGCATTTACAATTTTGTTTATATTTCGTTAATTTAATTCTTAGCTCAACACCACTTAAATTTGCATCCAATATGTTTTGAAAATAACCATTAGACTGCTCAGTCCCAAATCGAGTAAAGTTCACTATCTCATAGGTATCCAAAGTTTTGTAGTTCCTGTCATTGTTAACAACTTCAATGAACTTCTCAGCGAGCTTACTCATTGGCACAACAACATTGTCAATGTGGTCCTTTGTTAGGTAGTTCACAATATCAGTCTCATCAAGGAAGAATATCCTTAAGTCTGACTCCCAATCATAAACACTCTCTCTACCAAATTTTACATATCTAACATCATGTAACAACCAAACAAGAGGGGTTTTCTGTGTAAGGTCATTGCTGAACTTGGTCCACTCATTGTTAGCTGAAATCTTAGTGCCCGGCACAAAGTATGGTACAGGCAATGATAAGATACCAGAGGCAGTTCCTGCCACCAAATACTCATCTGTTTCAACCTCTGTGATTAGTAATGTGCCATTGAGATACTTACCTACTCTTGCATAAGACGTATCACATGTGATAGTTCTCTCTTGAATAGGGTCATACAACCCAAGGATTTTATTATCAATCAACTCAACTAACTCCTCAACTGCCTGTGAAACATCCTTTGTCATAACCAATATGCTGTTAATTTTGGAACACCTCTGAACTTTCTGTAATCACCAATACCTACGTAATCAACACTGAATTGACAGCTAATGTTAGCACCATCCTTTATGTTTACAATGTCACCTATCTGGAAATTCTTACCTCCATTTACAATAGAAATCTCAGTGATAGCTCCATTGGTTACATTGTTAATAGTGAAAAATGCATCATCATTGCCGCCCGGTATTGTAATAATATCACCTACCAAATAATCCTCTCCTGGTTGATCTATTGTCACAGTCTGAATGATACCGGCATTTGTTGTAATATCCACTGTCGCATTGATACCTGACCCTGTTGTGATGGTGTAATTTCCATCTGTATATCCTGTACCAAATGCTGTAATGGTAAACAAATTAATACCTCCAATACTGTTGGCAATAACATCACAGGTTGCACCTGTTCCTGAGCCATTTACTATCTGCAGGTTGTTACTTGTTACGTATCCAGTACCCCCATTAACCAAAGTGAAATTAACAATTTGACCCAATGGGGGAGCTGTAGTGTATTTGATGAAATCTCTTATTGAGTTATAGGACCGTATTGCCTCATTGTAACGTGTGTACATCATGCTGAACAAAGTGTTTGCAACAGTACTGTTTTCATTATCTGGCCTTACTAATCCTATTGGAGTCATTTGGTTGCTCAGGTCTTTAACGTACTCAAAATATATAAATCCTTTCAACATCTCTTTTATCCCCTCTGAGTCTATTTGGTTTACTCCTTCATATATTCCATTGAAATAATAGAAATTGTATCCCATATCCTCCGATAATGGATTAAATAATATCAAGAAATTAGGACTTTGAGGCACATTATTAAGCAGGTCTGATTGAAAGTCATTGTATAGACTTACTCCAAACAGTTGCTTCAAATAACGTGGCTCATATCTATTGATGTAATCCTGCAATCTTGCCTGGTCATACATTCCTGTAGATACTTGATATTTGCCCGTAAAATCTTGAATTGAAAGTATCATTTTATTTTATTTTTCCGTATCCTTTTTTTACCAAAATCTCTGCCTTTGAGCCTAACATTTTCCATACTTGACCTTTGCCAAGTCCAGGGAAAGTGCCATTGCTAATGAATGTATATTCAGCCTTTGGATCTAAACTCACAACCTCAACAGTTGGAGCCTCAATCTTATTCTCTAATTCTACATTAGCAACCTTCTTTTTGCGTGGTTTCTTTTCCATATTGGATTGAATTTTTAGTCGTTGATTAGAGCAATGTCAGTTGCAATGTCAGATTGAACAAATGCATTCACGTCATTTCCTTTAACATAAGACACCAAACGAGCCTCACAAAGGATTGTAACCATGTTACGTGTGAAGTCATCATTCTCATAACCTACTGACATGTTCATATCCTCTCTGAACTTGATGTTGAATTTAGTGAAGTCACCAACAATCATAGTACCTGCAGTGATGTTATTTGAAGAAACAACTATCAATCCAGCCACTCTCATGTTAGCATCCCAAAATGCAGGATAAGTGTACTCACCTGATGATGTTTTAGTCAATTCAATTTTAGCAACATCCTCTGGATTCAATACAACGTGTGTAGGAACAAAGTTAGCAGCCTCAATCTGAGCTTTACATATACGGATTAAATCCATGATGTTAGCTCCTGGGATAGTACCTGCAAATGTACCTGGTGCAAAGTTAGGTGCAACAGCTAACAATCCGTTAAGGTCATTACCACCTGCTCCATTTACTAATGAGAAATCAATGTTTTGCTCAATAGCTTCCATCAACTCAGTGTTGATTTCAGAACGAACAAATGACAAGTCAGCCAACATCTCTTTTGAAACTTTGATGTAAGCAGCAACTTTTTTCACTTCCTCTGATACCTCTTCATATTTAACCTCACCGTTAAATTTAGGACCAGCCTCATTAACCCATAGTGACTCTTCTGCACCTGGAGATACGTTTTGTGTTTGTTGGATGTAAGTAACAAATTTTGAAGTTGTAGAACCTACATTTGAGATCTCTCTCAATCGTCTTACAGGTCTTGCAATTCTGTTTACTCCTGGCTCTAATACAGATAGTGCAACGTTACCTGTGTAATCACCATCAATTGTAGTGTCAGTCTTAACATCTAATGTGATTCTGTTACCTTTCTCGATTGACTCAGAGATAGCCTTAACATTATCAGTATAAGTTTTAACTAATGCCTCTTTGATAGTTTTAGCTCCTTGAGATTTTGGTGCATCAACTGCCTTCTCAGACATAGCCTCAATGCGACCTTCCATCTTTGCAATAGCTTTTTCCATTTCAGAGTTCTTTTCATCTAATTTTTTGAACTCCTCAAGTTGAGATTTTAAACCTTCAACTTCTTCTTTTGTGGGAACTGCTCCCATTTTTTCTGTGATCATTCCATTGATTTTCTCAATCACTTGATCTGGTGTTAATTCTGTCATTTTTTTTAGAATTTAGTTTAACAATTTATTTTATATTCATGAGCACAGTATTCCAATCAAACTGATTAGCTGGCTTACGATCTGTTGAATGTCCTTTTTTGAACGGCTCAACGGATGCAAGTAACTTTAATTTAGCAGATAGGACATTTGCTTTCATTTCTAATTGATACAGCCTTTCATCTGTTCCCTTTCCATTTGCAAGAGCTTTGATAACTGTATTTAGCTCATCACTTGTTTTATCTATTTCAGATATCTTATCCTCGCTTTTCATAACCTCAACTACATTGGTCAAGTCATTAGCTCCAAAGGTAACTGCAGAACCTTCCCAAAGTTTGACCTCACTAATCATCCAATATCCACCCATTGGTTGAGTGACATCTTCAATCCATTTAGTTTTGTCTCCAATGTATTGAAAGCCTATTGAATGCTCTCGAATAATGCTATCCTCATAATCTCTCCATGCATCTTCACCCTGAGTTGATGTACCTAATTGACCATAAGC